TCACAGGAGAAATCCCGCGAAATGAAAAATTCCCCAGATCAAATTAAACCCAAAGAAATATAGGCAAATAAAATACGCGGCGGCTATGAACAACGCGAGTTTAAAAAGTTTTTTGATAACGGACAGGACAATAAAAAATAAAATAACCATGAGAATAATAAAGCCCATAGTATTCCTCCTTAATCGGTGCGTTATTTTTCATTATATCTTCTGTGCATACATAGTTCAACGAAATTATCAAGCACCTGCGTTCATCGCGGGTGCTTTTTTGTGAGGTGAGTTACTTGTGGCAAAGGGAGAGTATGCAACGTGGCTGGAGCCAGAAGGGCTTTTGCTGCTGGAGGGCTGGGCCCGTGACGGCCTGACCGAGGAACAGATCGCGCATAACTGCGGTGTCAATGCCGCTACGCTTTATGACTGGAAAAAACGTTTCCAGCGGTGCTGTTTATGATCGGCGGCAGGGCAAAGCAGCAGAAAAAACGCAGCCGACTATCTGATTGATACGTTTTCGAGGCCAACGCAAGATAATATTTTGGGGACGTCGGGAGGATCGGCGGGAAGGTTTTCACCTGGGCGGTGAGCACGGGTAAGACAGTGGGCTTTGTAAAGGGGGCTTTTTTTGGAGCAAGCGGTTCATGTGGTGGATAAGGCCATGGAGCAGGAGTTCCGCAGGGAGGTTGAGAGGGGGAATCGAGAGCATGATCAGTGAGATCCGGCAGGCGGTAGTAGGCGAGCTCGAGACCCTGTATCCGACGGCGAAGCGGTATTTTGACAGTGTGCCGCAGGACTTTACAAGACCGTCGTTCCTGATTACCGTGACCGGGCAGAACTATGAAAAACGCCTTGGCGGTGCCTACCGAAGTACCCTTTCACTGGATGTGGCGTACTTTTCGGCAGCGGACCAGACGGGCATCCTGTCGGACTGTCTGGAGGTGCAGGAGACACTCCTGCGGAGCTTTGACCTGGTGGGTGGATTCCGCGCAACCAACAAGAACGCGAAAATCACGGATCAGGTCCTGCACCTCACATTTGACGTAAACTATTCGGAAAAGAAAGTGGAACCGGGAACGCTTATGGGAACGGTTACCACCAATTATGTATTGAAGGAGTGATTGTATGGCGGGAACCTGGACAACACAGGACAAGGTCCTTCCGGGAGCCTATCTCAATTTTCAGACCAACACGGCGCTGTCCATTACACCGGGCGACCGGGGTACTGTGGCACTGCTGCAGGAGATGAGTACCGGCGCGGCGGGGGAGACTTACACGGTTACTGCGGAGGACGACAGCGGCTGGCCCGACGCCGCCACCGACGCGGATAAATTTCTGGCCGCGCAGGCACTTAAAAATGCCAAAACCGTCAAAATCTATAATCTGGGGGCGGAACACACCGCCGAGGTCCTGAGCGCGGCGCTGACGGCGCTTAAAACCGTGGCGTTTGACGTGCTGTGCTATCCCTATGACAACGCCGCCTATTCGGCAAACCAGGCGGCTATCAAGACCTGGCTGCAGACGATGGTGGAGGACGAGGGACGGGACATTCAGGCAGTGCTTGCCGACGACCCGGCTGATTACGAGTACATCATCAACTGCGCCCATGCCGTGAAGCTGGCAGACGGCACAACCCTCACCAATGCCCAGACCTGCGCATGGGTGGCCGGAGCCACGGCGGGCGCGGGCATAAACGAGAGCAACACCGGCTTGCAGTACGCCGGCGCTGTCGACGTGTCGCCGCACATGACAAAGACGGAGATGGAGACGGCGGTCTCCGACGGCAAGTTCATCTTCAAGGTGGACGCGTCTCAGAACGTCACCGCCGTCTACGACATCGACAGCCTGGTCACCTATACCGGGGCAAAGAGCAAAGTGTTCCGCAAGAACCGCGTGATCCGGCTGCTGAGTGGCATCAATAACGACATTACGGAAATTTTTGAGTCCAACTATGTGGGCCGCTTCAACAACAACGCGGAGGGACGCTCTGCCTTCCGCACCATCCTGGTGGAGTATTTTAACACGCTTCAGGATGAATCGGCCATTCAGAACTTTTCCAGCGACGACGTGACTGTGGAGGCCGGGACGGACAGCGACGCGGTTACCGTGACCATAGGGCTCACGCCGGTGGACAGCATTGAAAAGCTCTACGTCACTGTAAATCTGGCTTAAAGGAGGAGAGAGCATGGAGAGCGTATCCAAATTATCCGACACCATAAGCAGCCGCGAGGGCAAGGCGTATATCACGATCAGTGGCTCCAACCGGGAGGCGTTCGACCTGTCGAAGCTGACGGCGGAGCTTGAGCTTTCCGTCACGGACAAGCAGCTTCTGGGTCACCGAATGAAGCAGCACAAGGTCACAGGCTGTGAGGGAACCGGCAGCGCCACATTCTATTTTATGAATTCGGAGCAGCTAAACGCCGCGATTGCGTATGTTAACAGCGGGTCCTTCACTGGGTTTACTCTGCTCGTCATGAACGACGACGCAGGAAGCACGGTGGGCCGGCAGGAGGTGGCGCTGTACAACGTCATTCCCAAGAAATTTCCCCTGGCCTATCTGGACGACAGTTCCGATGACCCGCTGACCTATGACACCGACATCACCTTTGACCGCATGGCGCTGCTGGGAAGCTTTAACGCGCCGGGAGTATATCAGTAACAGGAGGGGGTAAAACCCCCTCCTGTATTTTTAGGAGGACAGAGTTATGAGCAGCTTGAACGCTTTTTTGCATCCGAAGAAAGTTGAGAACAGAAAGATCGTTGTCTCCAGCCGCTTTGTGGAGGACGGCAAGCCGGTCGCGTGGGAGATCCGCCCGATTACGGAAAAAGAGAATTCCCAACTGGAGAAAAAATACACCATGGCCAACCGAAAGACGGGGGTGGAGCGCCTGGACCGGGACGCGTACGCCCACGCCCTGGTCGCCGCCGCCGTGGTATTTCCCGACCTGACAAACACGGAACTCCAGAAAGGGTACAATGTGCTGGGCGAGGTCAATCTTTTGAAGGAGATGCTGACCATCGGAGAGTTTGCGGTGCTGTCCGAGGCCATATCGGAACTGTCCGGCCTGGACAGGAACGACATCAATGAGCAGATGGAAGACGTAAAAAACGGATCAGGCAGGGCGACGCTGAGCTGAACCTGGCGTATTACGCCCTGCATAAACTGCACATTCTGCCCCACGTGCTGGACGGACTTTCCCAGCGGGAAAAGGCGTTTATTTACGCCGCGATTGAGCTGCGCGTGGAGGCGGAAAAGCGCGAAACCGATAAAATGAAAGGCGGTGGACGGAGACGCCGACACTGAGGGCAATTTTCAAGCTGACGGACCAGTATTCGCCCGCGGCTGACAGAATATACAGCAGCACATGCCGCGCGACGGACGGTATAAGTCAGACCGGCCGGTCCACAGACAGCTTAAATACACGGCTTAAGACATCCGGCAGCGCTATGGGCCGGTTTACCACAAGCATTTCCAACCTCGCGGGGAAATTTCTGAATCTGAAAACGGCGGAAAAGGTTATGGAGATCAGCGACACCTACACCACCGCCGGCACGAAGCTGTCCCAGCTCACCAGTGGCCTGCAGCAGCAGAAGCAACTGCAAAATGAAGTTTTCGCGGCGGCGGAACGGTCACGCGGAAACTATTCCGACATGGCCGACACCGTGGCGAAGCTGGGAACCACCTCCGGAGAACAGTTTGGAAACACCAACAATCTCGTTAAGTTTACCGAAACCATGCAGAAAATGTTTAAAGTCAGCGGAATGAGCGCGCAGGATCAGGCGGGGGCGTGGTCACAGCTGCAGCAGTCCATTGGGAGCGGAAAGCTGCAGGGACAGGACTTCGGGACGCTCACCGCCGGCGCACCGCTGGTTGAACAGGCCATTGCACAATATATGGGCAAGTCAGCAGATGACATAAAGTCCCTGGGGGCAGCCGGAGAGATTACCTCTCAAGCGCTGATCAACTCGGTTCTGGCTTATTCCCAGACAGCGGATCAGAAGATGTCATCCATGCCGATGACGTTCAGCGATTGCTGGAATACGATCAAGACGGGGGCCATGGAGGCGTTCGGCAGCGTTTTCGAAAGTATGAGCGGTATCCTGAACTCCCAGGGAATTCAAGCAGTAATTAACGGCGTGATCGGCGGCTTGGCCGCTTTGGCGCAAGCCGCAAACGGGGTGCTGAGTGCCGTGGCCGCCGTTGGCCAGTTTTTTGCCGACAACTGGACGGTCATTCTACCCGCCATTTTAGGGGCTACAGTGGCTCTTGCGGCTTTTGCCGTGCAGTCAGAAATCGCGCGGATTAAAACCGGAAAAGGCATAATCGCGGCGGCTATAAAAGCGGGCGCAGACTTCAACGCCGCCGTCGCCTTGTTCACAGAAACCGCTGCACAGCAGGGCCTAAACGCCGCCATCGCGGCCTGCCCGATCTCCTGGATTATCATGGGAGTCGTTCTGCTTGTAGCGGCGTTTTACGCGGTGGTCGCCGTCATCAACAAGATAACCGGTCAGTCCACCAGCGCCACGGGACTCATTGTTGGCGCTGTTTTTGTCATAGGTGCTGCCGTCAAAAACGCCGGGATGGCAATCGCCAACATTGTCCTCGGCATCAACGACGCTTTCTGGGCTTGCATCAGCAATATCAAGACCTTTTTTAACAATGCTTGGATTGATATTCAAAGCAATTTTCTTGACTTTGTAGATACCATTCTGGGCGGAGTAAAATCAATTATTGACTGGCTGAACCGCATTCCGGGCGTTGAGATTGATTCTTCGGGAATCGAAGATAAAATTCTGGCCAACGAAGACAAAAAAGCGCACCTGTATGCACAAAAGCAGGATTATAAAGACGTCGGCGCGGAGTTTACAAGAGGGGCGAGCACATTTGATGCCTTTCAGGAGGGCTGGGCATCCAACGCGCGGAACAAGGGGTATGACATTGGCTCAAGCTGGGCTGACTCCGCGTTGGATACGCTGAAAAATCTTAGCGGCGGTGCCAACCAGTCGGACGCCTTCACTGATCTGGAAGATAATGGGCCTTCAAATTCGCCCGCCGGGACGGCCAATGACCCCACGACGGTACAGGGCACCGGCAGCGGCGGCACCCTGTCGGTCGACATTTCGGACCAGGACCTGCAGTACCTGCGCGACCTGGCCGAAAAGGATTACATCGCCAAATTCAGCACCGCTACGCTGGCGCCCAACATCAGTGTCAGCGTCAATAACTCCACGGCCGAGGACCTGAATGGGCTGAAAAACCGGATTGCAACGATTCTGCGTGAGGGAATTGCCACGGCGGCGGAGGGGAGCTATGCATGAGCTACGCGATTTTTTTTGACTATGACAGCGTGACCTACCGGCTGCCCACCAATCCGGAGGAGCTGAAAATTTCGTCCACGCAGGCCAATGAAAAATATGAAATCCTTGGGTTGGGTCAGGTCGCTGTTCCCACCGGCATGGAGCTGCGGGAATATACGTTTGAAGTGGAGTTTCCCCATTCCCTGCGGAACTATGGGGAGACGCCCGGCCAGCTTGAGGGCCCGTATTTCTACCTCAACCGGTTCAGATTGTGGCGGAAGGCCAACGTCCCGGTCCGCTTCATCGTCGAGAGCGATTTTGCGGAAGACATCAATATTCTTGTGCTCATTGAGGAACTGACCGTTACGGAGAAAGCCGGCGAGGAAGGGGACAAGTACGTTGAGTTTAAGCTGCTGGAGTATAAGTCTTTTGAGAGAAAACTAGTGACGGTGACGACCTCCGGCGACGGTACGGCGGTGGCAAAAACCGCGTCGGCGACGGGCACGGACAGAAACCCCAAGGCCGGATCCACCTACACCGTGCAGTCCGGGGACACGCTGTGGGGAATTGCAAAAAGGGTGTACGGTGACGGAGCAAAGTATACGAAGATTTTCACCGCCAACAAGAGCAAAGTGAAAAACCCGAATCTGATTTACGTGGGGCAGGTGCTGACGATTCCATGAATATGGAGTTTCTTGCAGAAGCGGACGGCGAGATCTATGAGATCAGCCAATTGGTTAAGTCGGTGTCGTGGACGGACACGCTCAACGGCGGGTGCGGCAAGCTGGAGTTTGCCTACCTCGCCCAGGACCTGAATCTGGAAAACGGCGCGGCCGTGTGGTTCCGGTACGACGACGCCGATATTTTCCGCGGGCGGGTGTTTAAACACCAGCACGCCAGGAACGGGGCCGTAACGGCCACCGCGTACGACCAGCTGCGGTACTGTAAAACCAAGGACACCATTAAGTGCAAAGGCGACACCGTGACCACGCTGGTTAAAAAGATGTGCAACTATTTCGGGCTGACCACAGGTACGTTGACCGACACCGGCTATACACTTTCCACCAGTGTACAGGACAGCAAGACCTGGCTGGACATTATCTATACCGCGGTTCAGGACACGCTCCTCTATCACGGCGCGTGGTTTTCCCTGCGGGATGAGTACGGCAAAGTCTGCCTGCGAAACCTCACCGAACTGGAGAGCAGCCTGATTTTGGGGGATGAAAGCCTTTGCTACGATTACGACTACACAAAGTCCATTGACGACGACTTCTATAACCAGATCAAGCTGGCCGTGGACAACGAGGTGACCGGCAAGCGGGATATTTACATGACGAATGACAGCAATTCAATCAGCAAGTACGGGCTGCTGCAATATTTTAATGTCATGTCCTTTTCGGGTGGCTCTTCCGGTTCGGCAAACGCGTCTAGTCAGGCAAAGAAAAAGACGCTGGCCATTCAGATGGCAAACGCCCTGATGAGCCTGTATAACGGGGAGACGGAGTCCCTGACCATGGACTGCATCGGAGATACAAGGATCCGGGCCGGGAGCAGTTTCCACGCCTGTCTTTCGGACTTCGGCATGGATAAGCGCCTGATTGTTAAAAGCGCCACGCACACGTTCCTGCCGGCGCACACCATGAAACTGGAGGTGCGGATATGATCGACGAGATTAAGCTGATCATTGAAAACTACATTAACAACCGAAAACCCGCGTGCCTGATGATCGGCACGGTGGTGAGCGGCGGCATAAAGGTCAGCGAAAAGCTGACCATTCCCGATGAGCTGATCATCGGCAACCTGAAAAACACCGCGGAGGCGGGGGACCGCGTCCGCCTGCTGCGCGACGACGGCGGGCAGCTCTATTATATCCTGGAGGTGATGGCGTCATGACCCTGGCGGGAACCGTTTCAACCGATTTGAAGCTTTCCACGGACACAGAAACCACACGGACCTATCAGCTCTCGGAACATAAGATACAGGGTTTTCTTGACGGCGCGGACGCGCTGCGGCAATCCATCCGGAAGGTCCTGAACACGGAGCGGTACGAGTATCCAATCTATGACCTGGATTATGGAATCTGGTTTGACGACCTCGTGGGAAAGGACCGGGCGTATGTTAAGGCGGAGCTGCGGCGGCGTATTCAGGAGACCCTGCTGCAGGATGACCGGATTAAGAGCGTGGAGAGCTTCTCTTTTTCAGTGACCGACGACGAAATGCTGTGTACCTTTGACGTGACCAGCATATACGGTACGGTAACAGCTTCCAAGGGGGTGACGATGTAGATGTTTGAAGCATATACCTACGACGCGATTTTGAGCGACCTGCTCAGCCGCGTAAAAAGTGATGTGGACAGGCGGGAGGGCTCGGTTATTTACGACGCTCTGGCACCCTGCGCGTATAAGCTGGCGGAATATTACACACAGCTTGACAATTTCATTGACCTGGTTTCCGGCGATACCGCAGTGGGCGAGTACCTGGACCGGGTGGTTGCCGACTATGGACTGACCCGAAAGGCCGCCGTCGCCGCCGTGCGCAAGGTTACGACCAGTGAGGCTGTGAATATTGGCTCCCGCTGGGCTATTGGTGAACTTGTTTACGGCGTAACCGCCGAGATGGAGGACAATGTCTACAGCGCGGCGTGCGAGACGGCGGGGACCGTCGGCAACACCTACACCGGCACCCTTTCCAACATCGATAACACGTCCGATGCCACCGTGACGCTGGGCGATATTCTCACCGAGGGTACCGACGAGGAGACGGACGAGAACCTGCGGACCCGGTTTTATGAGCGGGTGCGGAATCCATCCACCAGCGGCAACGCGGCGGACTACAAGAAATGGGCGCTTTCGGTTTCCGGTGTGGGCGGGGCGAAGGTGTTCCCCCTCTGGAACGGCGCCGGGACGGTGAAGGTACTCATTGTGGACAGCGACATGGCCATGGACGCGGGCCTTGAAAGCGCGGTCGCGGACTACATAGAGAGTGTCCGCCCGATCGGGGCCGCCGTAACCGTGGCGAGTCCGACAGGCCTGAGCATCACCGTATCGGCGGCGGTCAAACTGGACGGATCCCAGACGCTGGACGCGGTTCAGGCGGCCTTTACCGCCTCCCTTACCGCCTACCTCAAGAGTACGGTATTTGAGACGTACCACATCAGCTACGCCAAGATTGGCAGCCTGCTGCTGGCAACCGAAGGTGTGGGCGATTACAGCGGCCTGCTTGTCAACGGCGGGGCGGCTAATATTACGATTGCCGACACGCGGATGCCCATTTGCGGTCCGGTCACACTGACGGAGGAATCGGTATGAAGCTAATGGACCTGCTGCCGCCCGCTTATGAAAATAATGTCACAATGGCAGAACTTCAGGGACTTTTGACGGATCGGGTGAGCACGCTGATCGCCGACCTGAGCGGGACCGTGGATGAGTGCTTTCTTGAGACTGCGTCAAAGCTGCTCAGCCGGTATGAAAAAGTCTGCGGCGTCGATGTAGATGTCAGCAAGTCTGACACCTTCCGCCGCGAAATCCTGAAAGCAAAGATCCGGGGGATCGGCACGGTAACCAAACAGCTCCTGATGGAGACGGCGGCAAGCTACAGTAACGGCGATGTGGAAGTGATTGAGAACCCGGCGCATTACAGCCTTGTGGTGAAGTTTACCGGTACGCTGGGTATCCCGCCCAACCTGGACGGCCTGAAGGCCGCCGTCGAGGAGATTAAGCCCGCGCATCTGGCGTTTTCATTTCTCTACACCTATATGACCTGGGCGGCGTTCGAGTCGTACGCCCACACCTGGGCGGACTGGGACGCGCTGGGCCTCACCTGGGATGAATTCACGGTTTACAAGGAGTGATCGGAATGGGCAGCGCAAACAAGACGGCCAACTACGGGCTGAACCAGTGGCAGCCGAACGAATACCCCAAAATGGAGGACTTCAACCGCGACAACGCCGCCATTGACGCGGCGCTTACGGCGGCGCGGTCGGCGGAGGAATACAACCCGGCGGGGACCTACGCCGTCGGGGACTACTGCACCCATGGCGGCAAGCTGTACCGCTGCACCACGGCCATCCCGGCGGCGGAGGCGTGGACGGCGGGCCACTGGACGGAGACGATGGTTGCGGGGGAACTGCTGGCGATGATTGCGACACTGGCGGGGAAGGCGGACAACGTTACATCCACTATCTTATCATGGGACGATCTAATGGCGGCTAAATCTGGGGTATATCTTGTAAGCAGTACAGTTACGGGTATGCCGGCAACCGGGGCGTGGTGGCATGTATGGCTGCTAACAGACAGTGGCAGTCAAAACAAGACTATCATCGCAAGAAAAGTATCTGCGGAAAACGGCCTTTGGACTCTGTGCATGGTAAACGGAGCGCTTGGAGAATGGTCTGGCCCATACGCCACCGCCACGCCGCCGACGGAGTACGATCTGCCGCTGGCAAGCGGATTTACTAATGTAGAACCATCAAAGTATAGTAAAGACCAGTTTGGACGTTGTCTGGTTGATTTTATTATTAGCGGAACGATAGCAGCAGATACAATTGTGGTTGTCGGAACATTACCATCTGGATATCGACCCGCTAAGACTATGCACACTGTTGGATATTCTTATGCGGACGGCGGCGCAACTATGGAATTATGGATTACCGCGAATGGAGAAATTACGGTGTATTCTCCGTCTGCGATCAGTAGTGCGGCAGGTCAAGTTTCCTTTGTCGCCGGTAATTAAGGGGGAACAACGATGAATTATAAGCACTGCTGCGTTATCAACGCAGCCGGATACTATCAGACGCTTGTGCTGGTGCTGCTCCCGGATGGAGAGGACCAGCAAATTCAGGGGTACACGCTAAAAAGCGGAGAGTCTTTCATTGATACCGCGCCGCCCTCCGGCTTCGTCAAGCCCCGATGGGACGGCTCCGCGTGGGCAGAGGGCGCGACCGCCGAGGAAATCGCCGCGTGGGGGGCTAAGAATCCGGGACCCGACATAGCCTCTATCAGAGCAAAGCGTATTGCTTCCAGCAAGACGCAGCTGGCCGCCTACCTGCTGGCCCACCCCATGACGTGGACGGACGGCAGCCAGTACAGCGTGACGGCGGAGAAGCAGTCCCTCCTGACCAGCCAGCTGGCGCTGTACTCCGTGGCCGCCGCCGCCGGGGAAAGCTATCAGCTCCGGTGGAACACCACCGGCGGGGAATGCACGGAGTGGACCTATGAAAACCTCTCGGCGCTGGCGCTGGACATCGGGGCGTATGTGCAGCCGTTTGTCAGCTATCAGCAGGCGCGGGAGGTGGAGATCACCAACTGTACGACGGCGGCGGAAGTGGAGGCGATCACGATTGATTATGCGTCGGTTTCTGCGTAGCCTGGTTCTGTGGGTATTTGGCGGGGCGCTCTATTTCCTGATGGAAGTTTCCTGGAAACTGGCCCGGGGGCATCCCAACGAAATCAGCTGGACGATGCTGGTGCTGGCGGCCGTCGTGAGCATCCCGCTGGACCAGGTGAACGAGCGCCTGCCCTGGGATATGCCGCTGTGGCTGCAGGCCGTTCTGGGCGGACTGGGCATCACGGCGGCGGAGCTGGTGACCGGGCTGGTCCTGAACGTCCGGCTGGGACTGGGCGTGTGGGACTATACCGATATGCCGCTCAACCTGTGGGGGCAGATCTGCCTGCCCTACAGCCTGCTGTGGGTGCTGCTGGCCGGGGTGGGGATTGTGCTGTTCGACTGGCTGCGGTACTGGCTGTACGGCGAGAGGCGGCCGGAATACATACTATTGAGGAAGTGATTTTATGGAGTGGACGGTGGTAACCGTGATCATCGCGCTGGTAGGGCTGGTGGGCGTGTTCGTCAAGGTGGGGGTGTCCATGTCCCGGTCCAGCCAGCGGCTTTCGGACAGCGTGGATCGGCTGGAAAAGAGCGTGGACGGCCTCAAGGACGACAACCGGGACGACCACAAAGAGTTTTCGGACAAGCTGGATAACCACGAGCACCGGATCACGGTGCTGGAGACACAGAAATGAGCGCGGTGAAACCGAAGCCCCGCCGGTGGCTCACGGCGTCCAAGCTGATTGCGTTCTGGATGCTGGCGCTCACCACGGTGGTGTCGGCGGCGACGCTGTACTTCATGCGGCTGTGCATCCTTCGGGATTTCACCGGGGCGCTGTACCCGCTGTCGGCGCTCATTACGCTGTGCCAGGCGGGAAACGCCGTGGTGCTCACGGCCATCACGGGAAAGTCCAGGGCAGAGAACACAAAAGGCGGCATCACCTACGACGCCGCCATGAGTAATGCCTCCGACGAGGCGACTATTTGAAAGGAGATTTTTTATGAGTGCGATTCTGAGGAAACTGTCCAGCCGGAAGCTGTGGCTGGCCATCGCGGGTGTGGCCACCGGGATTGCCGTGGCGCTGGGAGCCAGCTCCGGCGACATAAGCACCGTGGCGGGCGCCGTGACGGCCATCGTATCGGTGGTAACGTACATCGTAACCGAGGGGAAAATTGACGCGGAGGGTGTCAAGACGGCGGTGGAGGCCGCGCAGAGCGCGGTGAGCGCCGTGACCGGGGAGAGTGAGAGCCATGCCGACAGCTAACGAAATCCTCGCGTGGGCGCGAAGCTACCTGGGCATGAAGGAATCCCCGGCAAACAGCAACAACGTCCCGTTTAACACCCGGTATTATGGACATGCCGTGTCAGGCTCCTCTTATCCTTGGTGCTGTGCGTTCCAGTGGTGCCTCTTCCAGGACATCGGCGCGCCGGAGCTGTTCTACGGCGGCGGGAAAACGGCGAGCTGCACCACGCTGTACCACTTCTACAAGAAGCATGGCCAGACGGTGGAGCCGTCGCGGGTCAAGCCGGGGGACCTGGTGTTTTTTAACTTTGACGGAAACGCCTCCGTTATGAACCACATCGGAATCTGCGAGAGCGCCGGGGGCGGTTCTGTGACCACCATCGACGGCAACACCGGCACCAGCAGCGAGGCCAACGGCGGCGAGGTCATGCGCCGAAAGCGGGCGCTCAAATACGTGGGCGGCGCGGCCAGACCGGCCTATTATCAAAAGGAGGAAGAAGAGATTGTGACACAGGAACAGTTTGACAGCATGATGGACAACTATCTGGCCCACCGGGCGCAGATGGCCCCCGGCGACTGGAGTGCGGCGGAACGCGCCAAAGTGGAGGCGGCGGGAATCATCCAGGGTGGCGCCGGCACCGGCTACAAGTCCTTTGTGACCCGCGAGGAGCTGGCGGTTGTTGAGGCGAGAGCGCTCAAGCTGTAG